ACTATGTGCGTCCTACGATGCGTAGGTGAAAGCCGGACCAGCCCCCATAACTAGGAGACTAATATGTCACTAACAATACCACAGAAAAAGTACCTTGTAACAAGGATAGACGAAGTAGCTAATCAAAAAGCTGAAGAGCTACAGAACCCAGAGTCAAGAAAGAACAGAGAGATATGTCAAGAAGGAATAAAAGCAGGTAAAGTAGAGCTTAGGACCAGAAAAGACATAGAGAAAATAGTAGAAATGACGCTAATGGGTGAAACAGGATATGGTGGCTGGGACAATACTAACATAGGTTCTATAAATCTATCTGACTTATTAATAGGTTGGGAAGACTATTTAAAAGAAGAAAAGCTAAGTAGTGCAAAAGTAAATAGTATAATAATAGAAAGACGCAATGCTATTTACAAAGAAGCTACTAAGATTAAGGACCAAGCTATGTTTGGAACTGAACAGGAAGCTTACGCTATGTTAGATAAGTTTATGGAGATGGAAGTATGATACTTATAGACTTATGGGAATGGAGTATTAACTTATTTTTAATCTCAGTTAGCTGTGTGCTAATAGGAGTAGGATTCTTTATCATTCTTCTAATGGCAAACTTCTTAACAACTTGGATTCGAGGAGAGAAACAATGAGCCAGAGATTCTTAAGAAATAAAGACCTGATTAATCAAGATGCACTAACAGATATATGTATTGTTGGTGCTGGTGGTATCGGGTCTTTTGTAATACAAGCTCTTACTATAATGGGCTGGGATGATATAATAGTGTGGGACGATGACACAGTCGCTGAACACAATCTAAGTAGTACAGCATACCCAGCAAATATGGTAGGACGTAGTAAAATAGATGCCGCAGGAACATTGCATAGTCTTTACTCAGATAACAAACAAACTATAACAGGTTATCAACGTAAATGGCTACCATTTGAGAATGCACATCCAAGAACTATTGTATGCACAGACGATATGGAATCAAGAAAGAATCTGTTTGATAAGTGGTCTACACTTGATAACAAGGATTTCTTTATTGACGGACGTATGGGTGCCACTACAGTAGAACTGTGTACACAAACCAGTAGAACAACCGAACATACATATATGGACGAATGGATTCCTACTGATAGCGTACCAAAACCTCCCTGTTCAATGAAGCATACTGTATTTGCCGCTCAGTTTATAGCGTCAGAAATAGTAGCTCAAGTGTATAATATTGTTGGTAATTTAAGTTATTATGACTATATTAATACCTGCTTGAGTCCTCATTTAGTAACATATGGGAACCAAATAATACCAAGAATAAATACGGAGGTATAAACGTATGATAGAAGTACGCAAAGTTAGTACTGATTGGGGGAAAGGTATGCCCTCAGGTTTGACTTATTTCTTTATAGGTCAACCAAAGACTGGTAAAACAACAGCTTGTTCCAGTTGGAGTGAGAAAGGTTCAGATGGTGTCTTAGTACTTGACACTGATTTAGGTGCAGAGTTTGTAGATAATGCAAACGTTGTAACTATAGCGAGTCTTAACGCTCCTAGTCGTCCAGTTTTAAAAGACGGCAAACAAGTAACAAAGAGTGGGACACCTCAAATAGAGATTGTTCCACCAACAGAGCGTGGGTTTGTCTACAGAAGTGGACAAGATAAGGGAAAACCTATGCCAGTCTATTCTTTAATCGAAGCCTATCAATGGTTAGAAAAAGAATGGGACAAACTACCTTACGACACAGTAGTAATCGACACACTTGGACAAGTAAATGAGTGGGTAGAAGAAACTGTATTGCAGGAGCTTGGAATAACTGCGATGGGTGAAGGTCAATGGGGTGCTGACTGGGGTAAAGCCAGACGGAAGAACGTTGACATCATCAAGAGATTCCAGAATCTTATCAAGAAAGTAGGTGGTAATCTGATACTTGTGTCACATTCAAAGACTACAACAGTTACGGATGGTAAAGCACAATTAAGTCCAGAACTACCTAGAGGGCTAGGTTATAGCTTAGCGGCTAAAGCTGATGTCATAGGATACTCAACAGCTAATAAAGATGATGGTAAGTATTATGTTTCATTTGAAGCATACGACGAGCGTGTAGTAGGCAGTAGATTAAAGCCACTCAGCCAGAAAGTACTTCTATTTGATTATGAGAGTATTGTTAACGAAATAGTAAAATACAAGGAGAAAAGCGAATGAGCAATGCACCATTCAGACCAAGTGACATAGATAGTGGAAGTGAAGGAGGAGCTAATTACCTCGGCTTTCAAGCTTGTGCAATTACAGAACTAGAAGACCAAACAGAGCAATTTGATTGGGCTGACTTATTCTTAAGAGTACAATTAGATATAGAAGGTTCACAATATCCAGTTGATATGAAAATCTTGGGTTCCTATGATAGAGAAGCAGATGGTAACATCAAAACCTGTTCTTTATTAAAGAAATGGTATCGGTTCGCTGATACTGTAGGGTTCAACGGAGGTCCAGATGTAAAAGGTGATATGGTCGATGAAAGTGGTAAAGCAATAGATTTGCTTGAGTCACTAGAAGAGCATATCAAACCACATCCTATTGACCCTAAGAGGGAATACTATTGCTATGTGTATAAGGAGCCTTCAAAGAAGGACCCTACTACTGCATATACTACAGTATATCCTCGCATTACCACTAATACAGAGAAAGGAAGAGCAGAGTTGGAATCATTTGTCCAATTCTTAAAGTCCAAGAATCTGATTAGAGAAGAGGGTAATGTTGTTGCGACACCAGTTAATGGTCAAGTAACAGGAACTACTAGTCGTACTTCTTTCTAAGTGGCACGATATGTAGAAATGGCTATAGGTTCCCCTTCAAGGAGGGGGACCTTAGTCCCTTATGATGATATGTGGGATATTGTTTATGAGGCTGGTCAAACTCAAGCAATCTACAGAAGCGTATACATATACGATGAAGAAGGCTTAGACTTCGTACAAAAGAATAAAACTGTAAAGAGTTTCTTGGGTACCAGACATATAGATGAAATACCAATAGACGTTGATAAAGGTGATAACACAGATGAGTATACACATAGTATGACTAAAGACATTCTCGCATTTTGTGAGAGTGAATATAATCTGAAAGACGGCAACTATCAATGTTTCTTCAGCGGGACGGGCTATCATATAATGTTAGCAGGAGACAACTTTAACTTTAAATCAGATAATGAGCTACCATACGTTGTTAAACAAACAATGTTACAAGCTTTTCCTAATTTTAAGTTAGACCCTAGTGTGTACAGCAGAACAGCAATCATTAGAATGGCTCATACGCTTAATATCAAAAGTCAGTTATTTAAAGTCCCTATAAGTAGAGATGAACTGATGAATGGTAATTATCCAGATATACAGCATCTTGCTCAAACAAGAAGAACTGCATATATGGGTACAGAACTATGGGGTGATGGAAATATGGAAAGTACCATATGTACAGATATACCTGAAGTTAAAGCAATGGGTAAGGTAAGTGAGAACACAAATGTTGTGCCGTGCATACAAACAATATACAACAGAGGAGCAGAAAAAGGCAGTAGAAATCATTCGATAATGCGTGTAGCTTCACATTTTAGAAGACACGGAATACCGAGTGACGCAACTAAAGCCGCTATGCTACACTGGAATAACAATCAGTTAAATCCACAAATAGTAATAGATAAAGTAGAATCTACATATAACTATGGCTATAAGTATGGATGTAACGATGCTTTGTTAAAAACGGTATGTAGCCCTAAGTGTGTATATTATAAAAATAAAGACTACTTAGTTGATGTAAAAACTAGTAGTAGTTTGCAAAGCGAGTTACAAGAAAGATTAGAAACAGACTTTTCTGGAAGAGCTATAGACCTTAGTAAGATGTTTGGTCTAGAAGACAAGGATTGTACAGTATATCCGGGTGAGTTAGTTACTATCTTTGGTCCTACTGGTGCTAATAAAACAACATTAGCTCAGAACATAGCGTTAGGTTACGATTTTGAAAATAACGTTATTAACAAGGAATGGCAGTTACCAACACTGTTTCTATCATTAGAATTAAGTGGCTGGTATATGCACAGAAGAAACTTGCAAATAGCTAGTGGTATGAGTAAAGAAGATGTATCTAAAGACAGTAAGAATGTCGGTAAGATGTATGGTCATTTACTAGAACACGTAGTTATGCAAACTATTAGTCCATCACCTGACTTAATTCAAAAACAAGTTAGGGACCTACAACCTAAGTTAGTAGTAGTAGATTATATAGATTTAGTAGAGACTCCGCCGCACATAAGAGGCGAGTACGAACAAATCAAATATATATCTCACTATCTATCAAACTTAGCTGTTAATATGGATATTATCATAATACAAGTCTCTCAGGTGTCAAGAGAATACAGCAGAAATCAAATACTGGACATTTACGCAGGTAAAGGTAGTGGTGCAATAGAAAACGCATCACGTAAGGTAATTGGTATCAATGGAAAACAAGATAGTTCAGAAAAGACTGTAGAACTATTTAAAAACAGCGATGGTGACCTTTTTACAGTTGATTTAAACTGGACTCCATCCTTTAGACTACCAAGGAGAGTATAATGAAGAAACTACACATTGTAAAAGCTGAAATAACAGCAGAAGAAAAAGCAGTTCTGCAAACAATAGCAGAAAAAGAAAAACGCTCTGTTAAAAAGCAAATAGAATGGTACATACAACAAGCAGTCCATATAGAGAAAGAAGGACGAAGGTAATGGAAAAGAAAACAACACGAGACCTAATAGGAGAGTATATAGACACTGATATTAACTTGCAAATGGAAACAGATAACGAAGAGCAGTTAATATTAGAAGGTCAAATGCAGACTATACAAGGTAAAATAAGAAAGAAAGTAGATGGTATAGACTATTTTATGGTTGAACTATCTAGAAAAGAACATCTTATTGATGCAGAAATAGAAGCTATCAAGCAAGAACAAACTAGATTAAGAGTGAGGAAGAAAGCAGTAGAAAGTTTAAAAGACTACTTTAATAAATCACTCTTGCCTATGGTTGTATCAGAACTTGGTGACGAAAACGGAGTATATGAATCCGATACTGCAAGATATAAGTTGTACGAAACTCTTGGACCAGTAGCTATAGTAGATAAAGATGCTATACCTGATGTCTACAAAACGTGGGAACACGTAGAGAAGATTGATAAGAAAGCGGCTAGAAAGGTCCTTAACCAAGGTGAAACTATTCCCGGCTTTTATGCTGAGAAAGTAAAACGAGTAAGGAGAAGTTAATGCGTATGTTAAATAGTCTTTTTAGAGGACATATCATTAGTAATAAGTACAATAAGGGTCTTTATGTAACTCTATGCAATATAATGCGATTAGGGTTTATAACTATGACTCAAAATTCTACTAATGTTGACATATCTATTAGCATCTGGAAGTTCGGTTTACACATTCATTTTGTAAAGGCAAAGGAGAACATATGCCAAGACAGAAACAATCCCAAAAGTCAATGATACTAAAAATGTTACAAGACGGAGTTAAAGTTAATCCAATGTTAGCTTTAAATTCGTGTGGATGTTTTAGGTTAGCGGCTGTAATATGCGACTTAAGAAAAGATGGTCACAAAGTAAAGACCAACAAAATTGAGTCACATACTGGTAACAAATACGCAGAGTATACTCTAGCGTAACAAACTAAAGGGGGGTAGTTAATCCTATCCCCCTACAGCATTATGAAAAAAGAACAATTTAAAGAAAAACTATATCCTATACATAAGACATTCTGGAACAAAGCTTATAAAAAGTTATCTTCAAAAATGTCTACGCTAATGTCTTCTCTAAAAAGAAGGAGTATAGAAGCGAACGTAAAATGCACTATAGATAAAACAGATATAAGAAAAATGTTTTATGATATATACGGAAAAGGATGTTGTTACTGTGATAAAAGATTAGACTATAGAAATATAGCCTGTGACCATATCATACCCCTTGCTAAAAACGGACCGAGCACAAAAGAAAACTTACAATTAATATGTAAGACTTGTAATACAAGAAAAGGACCGTTAGACGAGCAAGACTTTATATTGTTAATGCAATTAGTAGGTGGATTACCAGACGAACTAAATAAATATGTAATGAGAAAACTTGCCAAAGGAGGCAGATGGTAATGAAAATGAACACTAATGATAGAGTATTAAATCTTGTTAAAGATAGACTAAAATTAGGACAAAAGAAATATGGACAAGATATACCTCTAAACGGAGAGGGTGGCAGAGATAACTTAAAAGAATCAACAGAAGAAATGATTGATTTAGTAGTTTATCTAGCCGCAGTATTACTTGAACAGTATGATAAAGAAAAGGCAGACAGGAGAAACAACAAGAAAACAGTACAACCTGATGAACTTGCAATCATATTTAAAGGTATGTCTTTATTAAGTTCTCAAGCCTTTGAAGAAAATCAAATACAATATGGACACAAAGTCAACGATTTGATGAAGAGTATGAAAGAAAATTGTAATTGGAATAAAGAAGACGAACAGAATTTGCAAAGAACTGGGGAGTTTACTAAATGTATACCCGGTTCTAATTGCGATTAATAATTAGGGAAAGTTAAATCTACTCAGGTGAGTAGTTGCTCTTCTCGAAGTCAACGATAGCATAATGCTTAGATTTCCTTAAGAGTTAGAAACTGGATGACAGATAAAAGTTGTTTAATTCTTGGTTGGCACCACTTTCCCTAATAAACTTAGCAAGGTCCCTGACCGAAGTATGACACTATACAACGAAGTTCTTTACACGGCAGTGTCTTATCTCTCAACGTATAGTAGATAGTAGGAGGGGACCTTGTTTTAAATGTAGGAGTTATAATGAAAAGAAAACAAAGACCCTACAAAGGGCAAGATGCAAAGTTAGTAACTGATATGTC